AGACTTTGCGCAACGTGCGAGACTGGATAACAAGACCGCCACAAACCTGATTTTGACTCAGGCAGCCGGGCTGGAAAAATTGCAAGTTGAGTTGGCTAACCAACGCATGCGCAAGTATGAGCTCAAAGCCCCTAATCTCACACTAGAGCAACTGCAATCAATCCATGATGACATTATCAAGCAAATGGATAACTTGATGGAGGCATATCAAAATGGCTAAGGTTTATTGGAGAATAAAAAAAAAAAACGGCGGCGGCCGAAAGACCCGAGTCAAAGCGATAGCCGACAGCATTACTCGATTTTGCACAAAGGGCAAATACTCGCACTGCGAGATTGCCATTGAGCGTATTGAGTTTGGTAACGGACATCATTATGAGCATGCGACAGTATATGACTGCTACTCCTCATCGGTACAAGATGGCGGCGTACGTTGCAAACAGATTGATGTGTCCGATAACACCAAATGGGATTTAATCCCCCTCACCGATGTCACCGAGGAGCAAATCAAAGCCTATTTTAACCGTACTTTGGGTTGTAAATACGACTGGTGGGGCGCGCTAGGAATCGTACTTGGCATCAAACAAAAACGCTCAAAATATTTTTGTAGCGAATGGTGCTTTAATGCGGTTGGCGGTAGCGAGAGCGGTTGGCGATTTAGCCCAAATCAACTAGCCGCTATATTTGGAGCACACCATGCAAGAAATTAAATTTGATTGGATTCGCGGTGATGATGAAGCGGAAACCTTAGTGTTTACCGAAGAAAACGGCGAACCTTTAGATTTTACTGGCAGTCGGTTTGATTGCGATATTGTGCCTTTTGGCAGTGTAAGCGAGAAGATTCACTTATCGACGGACAACCAAGGCATTTTTATCAACGGGAATGAAGTCAGCCTTATCATCGCCCATGAACTCACTGAAAACGTGACATGGAAAGAGGCAAGATTTGACCTGCAACAAACCACGCCAGACGGCAAAATTAAAACGTGGTGTAACGGCAAAGTGCGGTTACAACACGATATTACGCGGAGAGTATGATGCAAACTATCCAAGTAAAACCTAAACAAACTGTGCAAATTAAGGTGAAGCCTTGTGTAAAACTGGCAAGCCTTGCACTGTTTGATAAAGCACTTTTGACAATTTACAACCAAGCTAAAGAGGACTACAAAAATGGAAAAATTAGAAATTAACAAACAAGACCAAGGTTTTGCGTATCAAGTTGGCAAAGATATTGCTCAATTACAAGAGACGGTGGCCGCATTACAAGCCGCGGTTATCGCTCAACAGGGTAAAAAAAATCAATTGGTCCAGAAAGTGACAGCTAAACCAGGTACGGTTTTTGGCGGGATGGTAAAAATCAAAGTCAATCCTAACCTGGTCAACAAAATTTGTGCTGTTAAGTTAGGGGATTATACGCCGACATTTGAACAGTTGGGCGATTACTTCGAAATGCAAAAAAATGAAGATTCTTTTCCGATTTATTTTATTGCCCTTGCAGACCAACATGAGCATGTGGATTTTGTGAGTGAGGTGGATTAGAGATTCTTTCATTCTTAATTATCATAATATTGAATCATTAATAGCGTAGGTTTTTATATGTGGAAACAACAAAAACTAAAACTATCCCCACAGGCTAAAACAACATTACAAAACGCACAAAAGGGGATTATTTCCCCTTTTTCGCTATCTGTAAGTGGGACTAAATTAGGGGTGCATAATTGGTCGCATGGCATCAAAGAAAAATCAAATCACTATTTGTCACCCGAAAATGCCGTGAAAGCACTAGCGGCAAAGTTGGTCGATTATGCCGATCCGAATCGCCCTAAAGGTGTGCAGGATGTTGTGGTCATTATGGTGACAAGTAGCAACATTGATCAGTTTATTGCTGAGTTGGAAAAAGTGCGTGAGCTATTGCCAGAGCCAACATTTAAGCAGGCATTAGACTATGCAAAATCCAGTAAAAATTTACAAGAAACAAAAATGATTAAAACGCCAACGATGGCAAACCCATCATTTTCCAATAGTGCAGATATTACGCCAGGTTCCGCTCGCACGATGCAAAGCATTTTGCGCAATGCCACATCGGCAGCAATTGCCGCTCAAACTAAAGACCCAATGGTGATGATTGAGGCGTTAAAGGCGGCTAAAAAAGAACGCGATAAAGCCAATAACGAAAAAGTCGAAAAAATGCTGAACACATCGGCGAATGTGTATGCGTTTTCCGTTTCTGATTATCTCGAAGTGGCGGAAACAAAAATAAAATTGAATGTGCCGACAGCGGGTAATGTATTTACAGCTTGTGTGATGTTTATTGGTACAGATTTAACCAATATTAGAGGAATGTTGCAAAATGCAGAAACGTAATCCCAGTGTACAACTTGCACTAAATGGCACACCAATTTATTTAAACAATATTTTAATGTCGGTTTCGGTCAAACGCGAAGAAAAAGACATGAGCGGTCAAAAATCAAGTACCAAAAAATCAGATAAAGGCGTAAAAGCTAAAGAGTTGAGCGTAACGGGGTTTATTCCATACAACAGAAAAGAGTGGCTGACGCAGCTTTTCAATTTAGCTGAAGCAGAAACGGGTAAAGGTGAGCAAACAAAATATCGGGTATCTTGCACAGTGGCTGAAGCCGTGAATATGCGAGAAGTGCAATTTAGTGGAGAGGTATCCGCAACTGAGCAAAATGGACAATTAGGGTGGGCAATATCATTCACATTACGCGAAGTGAATTCTGTAGCCGAGAAAAAGGACCAGCGCAAGAAAAAACCAAAAGTAAAAACGCAAGGTGAAAATGCACCAGCGGCAAAAAGTGCGGGTGAAAATTCGGGGAAATCTGGAGAAGAAAACAAGTCGGACGAAAGAAAAGGCTGGGCAAAAGATTTAGATGATTGGATTGGTTCATAAATGAAAATTATAAAAACATGCATTATCGATGATGAAGAATTAGAACTTGCTGATGAACTTATCGTTTTAGAACTTAATAATACGGGGCGTGGGTTTGTCACGGTTCGAACAGATAAAGATTGTATCGGCAAAAGTGCAGTTTTTGAGATGGGAGAATATGATCACTATTACAAATGGTTTGACGGTATTGTTGAGCGTGAACAAAGTGCGGAAAACGGCTATAAAAAATTATTTATTCGCGAAAAAGTGGCGGTGTTTGAAAAGCCGTTAAATTGCTCTCATCGCCATATTACTTTGCGCGATTTATGCGCGTGGATTACAAGTCAAACAAAAATCCCAGTAAAAGTGCCGCAAGCGGATTATGCGGATACGCCGATTTCGTTATTCACTCATAATGGCAGTGGTTATCAGCTTTTAGCCAATATTGGGCGACAATATCAAATTCCCGATTATATGTGGCAACAATCGCCAGACGGTTCTTTGTTTGTTGGTTCCCATAAAGATTCACGCTGGGCAGGAAAGAATATTGAGTTTGACGAAAGCATGACATTAACAAGCGGCAGCAATGATATGACAATTCCGATTACTGCTGCTATTCGACCAGGTGCGATTATCAATGGCAATAAAATTCAGAAAGTAGAATTGTCTGGCGATGATTATGTGCTTTCTTGGGAAAATTTAGGCAAAGATGGTAAGCCAGAACAAAAAAGCCCAGAACGCCGCCAAATGGAAAAAACATTCCCAGAATTGGCGGGCGGTTATCATTTGCCGAAATATGCGAAAGTTGTTGGTATAGCAGATCCCTCAAGCGGTGGCGATATTTCCGATCCGTTCCGCCCGAAATACGCCGTCGAGTTGCAACTACTGGACGAAAACGGAAACGAAGATAAAACGGTGCCAGTTTATCCAGCTGTGCCTTTGCCTGTAACAAGTACAGGTTCACAAGGTGGAGATTTTGCTTTTCCAGAAGTTGGCACGATGGTAGAAGTGGGCTTTGCTTATGGGCGAAGCGATCAGCCTTTTGTACGCACTATGTTAGCACAAGGAAAAACAGTACCGAGTGTTGCACCTGGAGAACAACTCAAACAGCAACGCCCAGAAGTGTATGAGCGCACCGATGCCGCAGGCAATAAGATTCGCGAAACCGATCAGAAGATTACAGATAAATCCTTTGAACGACACATTGAGACAGATAGCGAAGTAAAACAAATTGGTACATCAACAAAAACAGTAGATTCAGATAGTACGCAAACTATAGGTGGAAATAAAACTGTTAGTGTGTTGGGCAGTATCAATGACACGACTGCAAGCAATCGTATTGTGGGAACAGGTGGCACGCTACAAGAAAAAATAGTCGGATTGGCTCAACGTGTTTCAGACGAAAAGAATAAGTTTGTGGCGCCATTAAATTATATGGGTTCAGAAGGGCAGAATATTTTTAGACTACTGGAAGACACCATTCAACTATTAGGCGAAGTTGCAAGCACCTTGGCAACGCATACGCACAGAGGTTCACCTCCGCCAGATCAAGCAAGTACATTCACCCAGCAGGCAAGCCAAGCAAAAACAATTAAAGGTAAACTCACGCCGATTATTGAGTAACAACCGCAATTCATATCAAACCAAAGCCGCACAATGTTGCGGCTTTTCTTTATCTCCCCGATATACATATCAGAGACATCAACCACGGAAAATCTAAGTTGTTGTTATAACAAACAAATCTGTGTAATAAGCAATATAAAACAATTCCACGGAAATTTTTCACGTAAAAACACAAGGCACGGAAAATCCACTTCCTCCCCCGCCGAATTTGCGTTAAAAATTGGTGTTTTTTCAGTTAGATTTCAAAGTAAAAATTAATCTAACTTATTGAAGTAAAAGAGATCATTAATGCAACCGAATAGAGATCTTAACTGTAAAAATTTCAATCTTTTTCATCACTTTTCACTTAAAATAGATCATTGATAATAAGAATAACAAGATAACCTAATGATTTTTAAATTGTTTTTAAATTTTCCGTGTGAAATATGAGAGTAATTGATTTCAGTTAATTGACTGGCGGTTATCGCCATTGTCTAAAGATAGGTTTAAAAGTAAAGATAAAAACTAGATATTTA